AGTATTCGCCTTATTTAAGTGCGGTAAGAGAAAGCACAGATTTAACAGAAAAAAACACTAAAGCTAAAAAAGAAAACAACAAAGAAGATGAGAAAAAAGGAGAGTTTTTGTCAAAAGAACGCTTACAATTTCAAATATCTTCTTTACAAAAAGAACTTGAATTAACAAGCAAATTAAACCCAGCTTATCAAATATTAAGTGATACATTAAAAGGAGTTAACTCTTTGTATGATGCTTTGTATGGCGATAAAAAAATAGTTAAAGCACAAGAGGAAATAGTTAATGCATTAGAACTAACCGACGAGGCGGTTTATACTGATTACTTTGCGTGGTTAAAACTAAAAGAGGCAACAGATAGTTATATTAAAACTTTATCGAGTGATGCATTTAATAAAGCATTTGATAACATTGGATTAAGTTCGGCTAAAATGTTTTTAGATTTTGATGTAAATGGTAAAACAACGTTTGATAAATTAATTGAGGGTGCGGACAATATGCGTGAAAAATTCGCTATTACTTTTCAATCCGTTGGCGATGTTGCACAAGACGTATTTAATAAAATTAATGAAATATCAAATCAACGTTTCCAAAACGAATTAATTAATTTACAACAAGAGAAAGAAATTGCAATTTTATTCGCTGGCGAAAGTGCAAGTGCAAGAGAAGAAATAGAGCGTCAATATGAAATACGTCAAAGAGAAATTAAAAGACGTGAATTTCAAGCTAAAAAGCAACAAGCAATATTCAATATTGTTATCGATACTGCGCAAGGAGTTGTTAGTGCATTAGCGTCAACACCGCCAAACGTCCCACTATCAATTGCCATTGGAGCAATTGGAGCGGTGCAAGCTGGAATTGTTGCAAGTCAACAAGTACCACAATTTTGGAAAGGTACAGACAACGCCCCAGAGGGTTGGGCGTTAACACAAGAGCGAGGTCGTGAAATAATTACAGACAGCAAAGGAAATATTAAAAGTTTAGGAAACGATAAAGGAGCGCAATATACATACTTAAACAAAGGCGATAAAGTATTGAATAACGATAAAACAATGGATTATCTAATGTTTAACAACGACTTGAATGCAATGTTAACAAACAATGATATTGCAATGCCAAAAGTAAATATTGAAACACCTAAAATTGATTTAACGCCAGTTATTGAAGCAATTAATAATAAAGAAAGCTTTAATTTAGCAATTGATGAAAACGGATTTAGAAAGTTAGTTAAAAACGGACACACAACAAAAGAAATCCTAAATAAAAAAGTTAACTTTGTAGGCAAATCAGTATAATGAAAAATTACACATTCCATTTATTATTTGAGAGTTTAGGACACACAGAATGGTATCAAATATTTGAACCAACTGGTTTCGATGGTGCTAACTTTGAGATTGAACAAAACGCAAAACGATATTCACGTGATGTTGTTTTTGGTGCGGTTGACAAATTAACCTTTGTTGATGCGGTTAGCGGAACTATTGAAACAGAGCAAGTTATTAATCCGTTTGGCGATGTATCAAAAAGGCTTGACAATGGTTTAGCGTGGCATTTTGAAACGTTAAAATTAAAAGGATTTGAAAGTGTTACATTGTTTCAAATTAGATTAAACGGGGTTTCTTTACGTACTTTTACTTTAGACTACACAAGCAAAGATTTAACCGATGGTTATTCTTATATCAATTGCATTTTAAAAGATAACAACAATGTAGCGGATTTTAAACGTTATTCAGATGATAAATTTAATGCATTTAGTGATAAAGACGTTAAAGGAAATATTATTACACCAGTTCAAACAATACGCTATTTACATAGAGCAACACCGCAAACGAATGTGAGTAAGTTTAAAGGTAATGGACAAACTGCAGATGCTTTTTCAGAAACAAGTACTTTTGGCGGAGTAGTTGGTACTTTAGGAGCATTGTGTAACATATCTAATGTAATTGAGCAAGGAGACATAAACAATACACTTTCTTTTATTAGCAACACTTTTGCGCAAGGCAGTGCATTTAGTGGTGGCGTTTTATATCCTATTCCAAACAATACTGGTTCGTTTCAGTTAATCGAGGCAAAGAATGATTTTAGTAGCGTAAATGTAAAAATTAGCAATGTAAATGCAAATACTTTAGCTACTATAAATAACGCAACTAATCCAACTAATCCAAGTTTAGCAACACAAGTAACAAGTGCAAGTGGGAAAATACGATTACTATTAATTGTAGGTGGTTTTGATTTGGAAGTAGATAGTTTTACCGCTTATACTTTGTGGACAAAGAATTACGCTAATATGAGTGCATTTAATAGTGTTTGGGTTAATGACGTGCCTACCGATTTTACTATAAACATTCCTACGATTGAAAGAAGTCAAAGAATGTATTTATATTTCGCTTGTGATACTACCGCAACATTCAACAACACTTTGCAATTAGCGAGCGCGGATGTAAGATTACGTTTATTTAATATGAATGTTGAAATTACCGCAACCGAAACCGCAATTGATAGCGTTATACCAGCGGTAAAATATATTGACTTTATTAAGCAAGCAGTTAAAAGTATTAAAGATGTACCAGTAGAGGCGGTTGATTTTGATACTAATGGAATACATAATAAGCAAGTAGTGTTCTGCAGAAGAATGATTTCACAAAAAACTGATTACTTTTATAGCACGTTTAAAGAAACTTTAGGAAGTGTTGAAGAGGTTAATTGTGATTATGAAATTAACGAGGACAACATACAAATTAGAAACTTTGAGGGTTTTTACGAAAATACCGAAATAGGAGCGTTTTTAATAAAACCCGATGCAGATTATAACGCACAATTTAACGAAAGGCTACAAGTAAAAAACTTTGATTACGGGTATAAAAAGTATGCGCAAGATAGAAATATCGTAGGTAGTACAACAAGTATTCATACTGATAGTAATTGGATTGTACCAAACACACAAGTAGAGAACAAAAAAGAAATTAAGAACGACTTTGTACGTGATGGTAAATACATTCAAGATATATTCAACCTTGAAATAAAACAACCTACAACGTCTTTAGAAGCGGATAGTGATGTTATAATTGAACAATACACAGAACTTGCTCCAAATAGTTTTGGTAGTTTTGGCGCACGTTTATTAATGCAATGGACGTTAAGTGCAACACCTTTTACATCAATACTAAAAATACTTAATCGTGATAGTAACGGGGATAGTGGCGACGTTGTTATAAATTGGTTAACAATAGGGGTTAGTGTAGGAGATACTTTTGAGATAACAGAGGGTGTGAATGTAGGTAGTTACATAATTACCGAAATTACTTCAACTATGCTAACTTTAAGAGATAATTCAAACAATATAACTGCGGTTAGTGGCGATGGATACATAAAAGTTAAATATTTTTACTCAAATGTAGCGTATCAAACACGATTAAGTCAAGGATTTTTAATTCCTACAACTGGAATATTACCTAATATTTTCTATTCGATTAAGCGAAATATGAAGTATTTTAGTAGTTTGTTTGCAAGTTATATGCTTTTTAATAAAACGTTTATACGTTGCAACGAATACAAAAATAATAGAACATTCGAAAGTCAGTTAATAGGAGAAAGCAGTGTATTAGTTGAAGATGCTAACTTTAACTATTCGGATTTTAACGAGCCAATTTTAGGAGCTAAAACACACGATTTAACTTTAGTAGTTGATTACGATGCGGTTTACAATATGCTTACAACATACAAAAACAACAAAGGTTTCATAAGATGTTACGATGCTAAAGAAAAGGTAATAAAAGGTTTTATTCAAAAATTAAAATACAATTGGGTTTCTAATCTTTTTGAATGTACTATTGAGGAAAAGTACGAAACAGAATTTTTAACACTTACTTATAGTGGTGGTGTGTTAAATGTTAACGATGTAGCCTACAATTTAAGTGGCGTTTCTAATTGGTGGAAAACGCAAAACGATTATATTAAGTTTTATGACAAAAATTCTAAGCCAATTTGTAATGATTATAAATTTAATTTTGTAATTTTGAACGGAATAAGTTATAATTCTATTGAATTATTGGTAAACGCATTGAATAATCTATAATGGATAACAATTTTATAAGACTTTTTGAAACATTTGATAGGGCTAAGGGTGGTAATCCAAACGTCGCTACTTTGCCTTATCAAGGTTTTATAATGCAGTTACCTAATGAAACGTTCTTACAACAAACAAATTTAACTAATGGTATTGCTTTTAGCGGGGCAATTCAAGTTGATTTAATTGATAATTGCGGTAATATAAAGAAAAATATTGATAGTAACTTTTATTATGAAAGTTTTATTGATGATAACGGAACACCTCAAATAACTTTTGAGTTCGGAATGATAAACGATAATTTCTATACTACACCATTATATTTGAAAATAACCGATTTGGTAAATGGTGCTATTTATTATAGTAATGATTTTTTAGTTACTGATTACGACGTTAATTTGAGCGCAAGGTTTGACTATGGAAATGTAAACGAGTATTTACAATCTGTTAGGTTTTCAAAAATGTATGACTTTAATCCAGTCAATGAAAACACAATTAAACAATACACAACAACGCAAGGTTTAAGAGTTAATTCAAAAAGTATTACATCTTATTTAAGACAATACAAATGCGACGCTATTAACTACGATATTAACGACAGATTAAACGAATTATTCGCAAGTGAAATAGTTTTCTTAAATGGTCAAGGCGTAGTTATTAGTGATTTTAAAAGTAATGAGCGAAAAGGTACTACTAATTGGCTTGATGCGGAATTTGTTGTTAATCCAAAAAATGAAACATATAATTGGGAGTTTCAAGTTTATGAAGGATTAGAAGTAGTTCAATTTGAGCCTTTGAATGGTGGTATTTATACAACAAGTGTTTTCGATGGTATTTCTTTTAGCGGTGGTTATTTAAACTTTAATAAAGTAATTACTTCTGCAAATGGTAAATATAAACTTTATAAAAACGGAGTATTTGCAACGGAATATGATTTAACGTTTAGTGGTCAATCCGTAGGAATAGATTTTTTAAGTACGGGTTACACTTTTACAACTGGTAGTTATTCAATAGTAATTGAGCCAAACATAATTAAAAGCAATGCAGAATATTTCAAAGGATTTGCATTAAACGAATGGACTTTTACAATTGCCGATGGCGAGTATAACAACACAGAATATAACAACGATTATTTAATAAACTAATATAATGAATAAAGCGACATTAATATCAACAATAAACGGATTTTTAACTGCTGTAATTACGCAATTAAAACACCGCAATTCAATGTTAGAAATAATAAACACGTTATTTCAAACTACTTACGTTTTAAGCAATACACCAGCACCGAACCAATTTACTTACAATCTAAAATTTAAGAAAATAGGTAATATTGTACACGTTAGCGGATTTGTTAAAAACGATTTTTCTACAATGCAAGGAAGTACAATAGTAGCGACAATAGGAAACTCTTTGTATAATTGCAAAACCGCAAACGATGTTATTTTAAACGTTACCGGAACAACTTCTTTACAAAATGGATTATTAAGTGTTGCAGAAAACAATTTATTTCTAATAACAAATATAGGAATAGGAAACACGATAATTATTAACGGACACTATCAAACAAACGACTAATTATGCCTAATTTAATACAAATAAACGAATTACAATTATTACCAATTAACAACCCTAATTTGTTAAATCCATTCGCTACTTTTGATAGCGATTATACTTGGAATATTGTTAGCGGTTCGGGAACTGCAATACAACGTACTCAATCACGTAAAACTGGTGCAAGAGGTTTGCAATTAAAATCATTAGTTACTGATGGAATTACTTGTAGTTCAACATTAACAGAGGTTACAATTGCTGAAACGGGGCAACATATTTTATCGTTTAAACTACGTGAAGATGCTGGTGGATTGAATGATAATATTATGATTGTTAATATTTACGTTAACGGGTTATTAAGTGAATACGAATTACTTTTAACTGGCGAGTTGTCCGATTGGAAAACATACACACAAGTTATACAACTTGAGGCTGGCGATGTTGTTACTTACGGATTTACAATAGCAACAAATGATGTGGGAGCGTTTTATATTGTTTCAGTTGATGACTTTAAATTAGAGTTTGATACTAATGGTAGCGGATTACCAAGTATTTACACTCCAAGCTACGATAATGGATTATATTTAGTTCAAGTAACCGATAACGTTTACGATTACACACCTTACATTAAATGCGAACAAACAAATAGTATTGATGTGGGTAGTATTTCAAGTAACGGAAGTATTGTAGTAACAACAACGTTAACTGGTGCAGAAGTTGGAGATTTTGTACAATTAAGCTACCCTTTAGAGTTAATTACTTTGGATTTGATTGTGGGAGTTCCAATTGTAAGTGCAACGGATGAGGTTAAATTCATAATTCACAATCACACTGGTAGTTCAGTAAATCCATTAGTAGGAGATTACAAATTAAAAATTACAAAATAATGTTTCAGATAATTAAAAAAACTACTGGTTGGTGGCACGTATTTAATAGCGGTGCAAAGTCTGTTAATATTTCGGATTTTGAAGTTAGTTTAGATGAGGTCGCTAATACTTTTGTAATAGTTCAAAGAAATGGTTCAAATATTCCTTTGAATAAACTAACTATTAATGAAATTGAAGTAATTGACGAAACCGATTCGAGTGTGGTTGAAACGTTTACTAATGTAGTTGATTTGAAAAACAGATTAACTATTTTAGGATATACCGCTTATTTAGGTGCTGGAAATGCTGATAGTATTACTGGCTTAATTCAAGAGGGTACAAACGTTACAATAAGCGGGACTGGTACATTAGCTGACCCTTATATAATTAGTGCAAGTGGTGGTGGTGGCGCAACACCAACGTTACAAGAAGTCACTGATGAGGGTAGCCAAACTACAAATACAATAACTATTGACAAAGAAGATGAAGAGGCTTTAATTTTTAATAATTTAGGTGATATTGTAGGTAATATTACTAATGCGTCAGAGGGTGCAGTTTTTTCATCTCAAAGTAAAACTACACCAAGTACTGACAATATAGAGTATAGAAACGGTAAAATAGTAATAAGAAAAGGAAATGTTACTTCAAAAACTTTACATATTCCTTATACTGGCGAAACAGATGGAAATACTTTAGCAACTCGTGAATGGGTTACAGCTAATCCGCCAACAATTTCAGTTGATGCTGATGATGTAACAGAAACTGCAACGAGGGTATTTGTAACACCAGCGCAAAAGGTAGTGCTATCAAACACAAGCGGAACAAACACTGGCGACAACGCAACCAACACGACAAGTAATGCTTATGCGGATGCAAAGGTTTCACAATCAATTACTAATGGAGTAACAGATAAAGCACCAAGCGAAGATGTTGTTTTTGATGCATTGGCTTTGAAACAATCAACGCCAAAACTAATTTCAGCTAATTATACTGCTTTAAATAATGATAATTTAATAGTCAATGCAACTTGTACTATTACTGATGTTGCAAGTCCAACAAACGGAACTAATTATACAGCAACTATCGTAAATGGTTCTGTTACTATTGGTGGTGTAGTTTATGGAACTGGAGTAGTTATAAATAGAATTTACAATAGTGGTGCTTGGAAAACTTATGCTGTTACTGATTTTGAAGATTGGACAAGTTTTGCAGGTAGTTCAACTATTACCAGTTGGGTCACGCCAAGTGTTACTTTTTTAGAATACACAAGAACTGGAAAAGTATTTACAACAAGAGGTCGTATTACTGGTGTTTCAAACTCCATATTACCACCTACAATTACTATTCCTTTTACATTAGCTAATTTAGGTGCTGGTCAAGGGGATTTTTCATTATTATATGTTAATAATGGTGTCGCAAGCGCAACGGCTGGAGTAGTAGTAGGTATTGATAACACAAATCAAATCCAATTTTTTAGGGATGGTACTTTAGGTAGTTTAGCTTGGACTGGTTCAGGAACTAAAACAATTGCTTTTTTATCAACTTTTATAATTCAATAATATGTTTACATTAATAACAGAAGAAGGTCGTTGTGGTGGAGTTATTGGTACTCAACCAACACATAATAATTGGACATCAACAATATATTTAGGCGGATTAATTAAAGAGTATTGGAATGGTACTGAATGGATTGAAACCGCCACGCAAGAAGAAATCGACAAACACCAAAACTTATTAAACGAACAACTGCGTCAAGAATACTCTTTAAAAATATCAAATATTAAGGGTATGCAAGAGGCAATTGAAAAGAAAGCAATTGAGGAAATTCCAATTCCACAAGAAATTATTGACGAAAGAGAAAGATTGAAACAAGAGTATAAACAACTAACTAATAAAGATTTTAAGAAATGACAGAAACAGACATTGTAATAGTATTTACAAAAGAACCAACAGAGCAAGAAATAGAATTGACAAACGAGTACAAAGCGAGATTAGAGGCTTTAGATAATAAAGTAACAATAGGCGCTCCGAGGCCTAGGTGATAATATTTTTTTTGTATATTTGTAATAGGGATAGAAAGAATTAATTACTCTTTTGAAAAACTTAAGCTGAGAAAGTTTCCCTATTTATTTTTATTTCTCAGTATAACATTTTAAATCAGCAAAAATGGAAAAAGAAATTTGGAAAGATATTCCTAATTACGAGGGAATATATCAAGTAAGTAGTTTAGGTAATGTAAAAAGATATTACAAAAACGGGAAATATAAAGACTTAGTTTTGTCTCCTAATAATCACGGATATTTAAGAGTTAGATTATCTAAAAATGGTATAGGTAAAACTAAAATGATTCATAAATTAGTAGCAATTACTTTTTTTAATCATAAACCTTGTGGATATAAAGAGACTGTTGACCATATAAATTGTATTAAAACTGATAATAGATTGGAAAATTTACAATTAATATCATCAAGATTAAACTCAACTAAAGATAGACTTTCAAATTCAGGTTATAACAATATATATAAAAATATTAAAACATATCGAGTTAGATTTAAAATAAATGGAAAAATGAAACAATTTGGAACATTTAAAAAAATTGAAGACGCAATAATACAACGCGATAAAATATTTAAATTATTAGAAATTTGAAACTATCAAAATTAAATAGAATATTAAGCTATACATCGTTATTATTAATGGTGTATAGCTTATTTTGTTTAACTTTTATTAATAACGATTGGTATAAAAAGAATTGGGAAATAGTAGATTATTGCGACATTCCATTTTACGCATTAGCATTTATTCACTTTATAATATATTGTCGTAAATATACTTTCAATGCAAAAGTTTATTTTTGGTGCGTTGTAACTTATTTGTTATTTAAAATACTTGACAACTATATGTTATTCAACTTTAACACGTTTATTTTCTATAACGTTTTAATATTAGTTGTTGCGCCGATAGTTATAATAATTGATAAAAATTTGAATAGATGACATTAATACAAAAAATAATAAACGACACCTTAAAAATAAAAGGTAAGTTCTCAATGAAACGCATATTAGTAGCGGTTTCATTCCCTTATACTTTGCTTATAGGTTGGCGCATTACTTTTTATAAAGAAACGCCTGAAAACGCAGTACAAGTATTTTCGTCGTTATTAGCTTTTATTGTCGGGGTGGTTATTACCAATGCATACGCAAAGAAACAAGAGATTAAAGAAACAACAAACGATATAGAGCAATAGTATGGCAACACAAGAACAAAGAATAACCATCCTTGAAGAAAAAGACAAACGTAGAGAAGACCATTATAAAAAACTTTCTACGTCTTTAAACGATTTAAACGAAAGCCAAAAACAATTACTTATTTTGTTGGGCGGAACTGCTTTAAATGGTAACAAGGGGTTTATATCGTTGCTAAATGAGATAGAAAAAAGAGTTGATAGTATTGAAAAGAAAACCGATACACACGAAAGAGATTTATCTCAAGTAGTTTGGTGGGGGCGTTTAATTACTATTCCTATTATTGGTTTGTTAATAAAAGAAATATTTAATTTGAAGTAATATGAAACTACTACTAAAAAGAATACACAAAACAAATAATTCAACAATTGGAGAGTTATTTATTGATGGTAAATTTGAATGCTATGTACTTGAAGATATTGAAAGAGAAGTAAAAGTACATTCTAAAACCGCAATACCTAAAGGAACGTATGAGGTTGTAATTACGATGTCAAACAGGTTTAAGATAAACTTACCTTTGCTTTTAAAAGTACCTAACTTTGAGGGTATTAGAATACACGCTGGCAACACTGCAAAAGACACAGAAGGTTGTTTATTATTAGGACAAACAAGAGGTGTAGATTTTGTTGGTAATTCTAAAAAAGCAATGTTTAATTTTATGCCTAAATTAAGAGAGGGTTTAAAAAAAGGAAAAGTTTTTATTACGATTGAATAATAAATTATTATATTTGCGTAGGTCTTACAATAAATAGCTTATTACTGGAAAAACACAACCACTTCTAACGAGGTGGTTTTTTTATTTATAATCATTCTAAATTTCTATTACGTGTTGTAGGTGTTATTTTTATCGTTAATTTTGTTATTATTAATTTAAATAGAAAGTTATGCGAGAAATAAAATTTAGAGCCTATTGCGACATAGGAGAGGAAAGTAAAATGTTGTATTTTACTGAAGGCAAATATGACAATGGTTTATGGTTTGAACATACTTCAAATCATATAGACGAGTATTTAAGTCCATTAATGCAATTCACAGGTTTAAAAGATAAAAACGGAAAAGAAATTTATGAGGGAGATATTTTAAAAATTAATCTTTATGATGATTATGAATGGAAAACAAAAGTAAGATTTGAATATAGTGCGTTTTGTATTGATGTTGAAGGTCAAGAATTCAATGTTACTACATTAGGATTTTTAGACGATGAAGCAATAGTTGAAATTATTGGAAACATTTACGAAAACCCTAACCTATGACACCCGAATTACGCACCGAGTTAATTTCGTTTTTACAACTACTACAAACGAAATTTTTAAAACCTAAAGCAGAAGAACTAATTAAAAAAATAGAGGATGAAAGCAAGTGAAATTAAAAGCCTTCCAGAAGTTTTTGAAAATATTCACGAAAGTTGTTTTAAAAGCTATCATATTTTAAATAAAGTTTTAGAAATGATTGAGCGAGGCGATAGTAAAAAAACAATATTTGAATTTGTTGAACACTTAAAAGATAAATAGATATGTTACAAGGAAAAGCAAAAGAGGAGTTCGAGAAGTGGTTGAAAAAGCAACCATTTGTGTATTTTAATAAGTACACAAAATCAATAATTATTCACAACAGAGATTGGTCTGAATTAAATCAATGTTTCATAAACTCACTTATTATAGATTGGTTTGATAGTGTTGGGATTTATGTAAACGCTTTAAGGTATGGTTTAAAATGGAAACCACTTTGTGAAAATGTAATAGAACTTACTTTTAGCACAAGAAAAAGCGCTTTGAATTTTGCAATCACAAAGGCAGTAGAAATTTTTAATAAATTAAATGAATAATTATGAGCGAATTTAAAGGAACTAAAGTAAATGTATTTGCGTTACAATATGGTGGAGTTATTGTTCTGCAAGATGAAGATTTCTACCAATCTAATCACATTTTAAATATTGATGATTTAGGAGAAGAAGTAGTAAAGGCAAATGTTGATTTAATAATTGACGCTTTCAAAGTACGTCAACAAATCAACTGCGAGTTATCTGAATTGAAAGAGCAACGAGATGAGATGTTGGAGATGTTGGAATCTCAATTAACCTTATGCAATAGTATGTTAAAAATACAAGGCTTATGGCTTCCAAAAGGTTTTATAAATGAAGAATTTTCATCAGAATATATAGCTTTATGTTCGATGTTAAATAGTTTAGAAGAAAATAAAGAGTTTTTACAACAACTAATCAAAAAAGTAAAAGACAATGAATAAGTTAAGACAGAAGTTAGAAAAGTTACATGATAACGCTCAAACTAAAGATAGATTTTTAAATGATTTAGAACAAATAACAGACGATTTTACTTGTCAGTTTTTAATTTGGATAGCAACAGATAATAATGTACCTATCATAAAAGAGGGTGTAACAATAGAACAACACGCAACCGAACTACAACAATATTTTAAAGAGAATGTTTACAACAAATAAAAATTAAGATTATGGAAGAACAAAAAATACCTTATCCTTTTACTTTAATAATGGATAGATACGGAGGTACTTATAGCGGGGGTAAATTTTTAGCTATGAACCAATTTTACGACGAAATAGATACAAGTATTGGAAGTTGTGATTCAGAAGAAATGATTTTTTGGAATGAATTTAAACAAGGAGAGCCAATTGGATTTTTAAGAGATAAAATGTATATTGGAAAAGGTAATACACCACAAGAGGCAATTAATGATTTAATAAATCTAATAAATAACAAAAATGAAAACTAAACTAATTATCCTATCCGCACTTTTATTAATAGGGTGCGGAACAAGAAAAACCGAGTTAACCAAAACCGATGTAACGAGTAAAGAGGTTACTACTGAAAAAACAACTGAAAAAGAAACAACTGAAACAAAGGTTGATACCAATATTAAAGAGGTTATCGAAACAAAAGTAGATACCGAAAAGAATGTTGTTACCGAAACTAAAACAATCAAACCTATTGACGCTACTAAAAAAAGTATTTATAAAGGTTTTGAATTTGAAAACGCTGAAATAAACGAAACGAAAACAACCGATTTAAGCAAAGAAAAAAAAGTATCTATACAAGAATATAATAAAGCGGTAGATTTTGCAGAAAAATCAGTTAAAATGGTTAATAAGCTATTTAAAGAGAATAAAGAACTAAAAGCAAAACTTAAAGATAAAGCAACCCAAAGCGATAAAGGTAATTTTTGGAATTGGATTATTTTAATACTGATTATTATTGCATTTAGTTATTGTTTTTGGTGGAGTAGAAAAATTGTTAGAGATAAAGAAAAATTAAATTTGTAGAATTATGACACCAGATGACCAAATAGAACAAGGGTTAAAAATTCAAAAGGATTTTGAAATATGGATTGAAAATAAAAAATGGATATACATTGTTCCTTTAAAAATATTTATGCATAAAAATAAAGAAATTTATAAAACCTATGAAGAACTGAAAGAAATGTATCTTAATGAAATATTCACCAAAGCATCTTAACCGATGCTTTTTTTGTGCGTTGTTATTTAGAATGATTTTAAATTACTTTGAAAGTTTGGTATATTCAAAATATGTAGTATATTTGCTAAACAATTTAAAACAAATAGAAAATATGAAAGCAAAACAAATTCATTTAGACGAAACAACTATCGAGATTTTAACAATCGACGCTATTAAAAACAAAAGCACATTTAAAATCCACGCTCAAGCAATTTTAACAACATTTGCATCAAGATTAATTCACAATCAAAAGCAATATTCAGAAATTGAATCCAACGCAAAACTAATAGCATCAGCACCTGAAATGTTTGAAATGTTGAAACGAATTGAAAACACTAAAGGAGATATAGCTGTAAACGATGCTATTTGGATTGAAATGCAACAACTACTAACTAAAATAACAGAGTAATGAAAACAATATTTAACGTTTATGTGGTTATGGATAGTCAAGCTACTTGCGACAGAATGAAACAAATTTGTGTTGATAATGGGTTGCCGATTTGGGATAATTATATATATTTTAACGAAGTTTACCCTCATTTTGGATATAACGCAGGTATTTTTGACACTTGGTATTTTGAAAACAAAACCCAAGTAACCGAAACCGAATTTTTACAACTTTTAAAAGAGTATAACAATGAAAGACTTTAACACCGCAATAGCAAACGCAAAACTAGAATATATTTCAGATATTGAATGGTCTTATAGATTTGAAAATCAATTTATCTGTGTTGACTTCTACAAAGATGAAACAGGAATTAACCACGTTGAGGAATTTTGTATTAATAATAAAGGCTTATGGGTTTCAGTAATCCCAACAGATGAGCAACTTAAAACAATGTGGAAAATCTTAAACGATACGCCTTATAGAGAAAACGAAGTAGAAGATTACGGAACAAATAACGATGCAGAAAGCGACCCTTATTATGGAATATACGGAATATAAACCCACAGACAAAGAAATACTAAATTTCATTAACAAACCCTCAATTAATAGGATTAGTTTAGTAAGCCCTATTTTAAAACAAACAATAATTGAAATATTAAAAAATAAAGAAAATGGAAAAATTTAGAGTATCAGGAATAAATATTGAAAAGTTAGAGGTTATAAAAGAAACTGAAAAACAAATTGTTTATATAAATTCTTACAAAAAAGAATGTAGAGAAAATAAAATATCACAATGGAGCATTTGGTTTGGAACTTTTGAAGAGGCAAAAACACATTTAATTGAAAAATGGACATTAAGAGTAGAATATGAAGAAAAAGAATTACAAAATGCAAAAGAAAATTTAATTAAAGTAATAGAATTATGAAAACAAAAATAAACGAATGGGTAAAAGAATGCGAAGCTTTTGATAATTAAAATAAAAATTGTATATTTGCTATAACGTTACAGCATCTCAATTAAAGTAACAAATAAAACATTATAGCCTATTATACAAGAAACGAGTTGAGATGCGTTTTGAGTATGGTAGGTTTTTTATTTTTATGATAGGAATATATAAAATAACTTCTCCAACAAATAAAATTTATATTGGTCAAAGTATTAATATAGAAAAACGTTTTTTAGATTATAAGAAATTAAGATGTAAATCTCAAATAGCTTTATATAATTCTTTTATAAAACACGGAATTGAAAATCATATTTTTGAAATTATTGAAGAGTGTAAAATAGAACTATTAAATGAACGTGAAAGATTTTATCAAGATTTTTATAATGTTTTAGAGATAGGTTTGAACTGTAAACTAACTAATACCAAAGATAAAAACGGTTGTCATAATGAAAGTACTAAAATTAAAATAAAAAATTCATTAATTGGTAAAAAAAGAGATGCAAACATTGGTATTAAAATAAGCTTAAAACTAAAAGGCAGAAAAAGAACTAAAGAGGCAATAGCAAAATCAGTATTAAGTAATAAAGGTTATAAACATTCTGAGGAAACTAAAAATAAAATTAGACTATCTAATAAAAATAAAATTGGCAAAAGAGGCGCAGAGCATTATAATTATGGTAAAAGACTATCAGAAGAGCAAAAAGAAAAAATCAGAATTACAAGCAGATTAAGGACAATAAGTAAAGAGGTTAGAAAAAAAATATCATTAAATTCAACTTTTAGAAAAATTGTTTTAGATACTGAAAGTGGTATATTCTATTATTCAATAAAAGAAGTTGAAATAGCTTTTAATTTAAACCATTTAGGCAGATGCTTAAATGGAACAAGAAAAAATAAAACAAAATTTATATTAATTTAATATTTTTTAAAATGAAACAAGAAATAAATAATTGGGCAAAAACTTGTACAGAATTTCAACAATGGTTCGCTAATTTAGGCGGTAACATTGCAAATGATGAACAAATGAGTGAGGCATTTAGACGCATTGAGGCAAAAAAAGTAAGTGATAACAAACTTTATGACTTATTAGAAAACGACAGAGCAAACAACATCGAAGTAGTAGAACCATTAATAGTAAAATAAGATGAAAGATATTATAAAAAAAACAGAAGAATATTTTAAAAATGTTGAAAAAGTAATAGCGATTAACACCGACACAGAAATAACGTTAACAACTAAAAAATTTGTTTACGACAAAATATTAAATTGCGTTAATGAAGTTTCTGAAAACGGAAGTTTATTAATTACAAAAAATGACTTTCATTGCGTGTATAATAAAGGGAAATTTGCTAAAATAACTAAAACATTAAAATAAGATGAAAACACCAACATTAGAAGAAGTTAAAGCATATTTTAAAGATGCTAAAGAGGTGGACGACAATATAAATATATGTATAATAGATATAGAAACAATAAGGTATGACAAATATGTAGAAGATGTAATTGTTTGTAATAGTGATTGTGAATTAAGCGGATTGACAACTTTATATAATAGTAACGGTTACGCTAAAATAATATCCTACAAATCAAACATCGACCTTTCAAAACTAACACCCGATTTAATAACAGAACTTTGCAAAGATGACAACGTTAAAGAAATTTTGATTAATAACGGAGTGGTTAAAAATGAGTTGGAAATTGGGAAGTGGTATAAACATTATGTAGATTATTACAATACTGATGTTTTGTTTTGTTTTAATGGTAAATACGAAATAAAAGGAGATAAGTCTTATCCTTGTGGAGTTGGATTTAATACAGATGGAAAATATATTGATGACGAGAGAGGTTGGACTGATTTAAGAAACATTATTTTAGCCACCCCCCAAGAAGTAGGAACTGCTTTGATAAATCATTGGAAAAGTAAAAATAAACCATTTAAACATTATTGTTTTGACTTTAAACAAAACAGATTAATTGGATGGAATAGCGATACAGACGAAAGACTTGAATTGTTTAATAATGGTAAATGGCTTGACTGCTCTTTAAAACAAGAAACCTACATTAAAATCCCTTTATCTGAAATCAAGTCAACCAAAAGCGATGAGGAATTATTAGCATTGGTTAGAAGTATAGCAAGTAATTATTAGGAGTATGAAAAGTTTAAGAGAATGCGAAACCAAATTACAATTAACATCAAAAGGTTTGTTGTATAGATTAAAAAAGTTTGATATAATACCAACTAAATTAAATGATGTTTTGTATATTACAGAAAGTCAATTCGATAAAATAAACTACCCTAATCACAATATTAAAGAAGTAATATACGTTACACAAACCTATTGGATAATCGAAAGCAAAATGAATTATGAGATTTAAAAAAGGAAATCAGTACGCAACGACATACAAAAAAGAGATAGTTTTAGATTTAATAGAATCAATGCCAAAAGCATCAACAATGGCTTTAGCAAGGTTACTACTGAAAAACAACCCTTTAGACTTTAATAGTGTTGAACAATGCAGAACTGCAGTAAGACGTTACAGAGGCGAAATGGGTAAATATAATTCGCCAGTTACAACGATAGGAACAAGAACAGAAACCGAAAAAAAACAATTTATGACAAGAAAATTTGATTTACCCGAAAGCGATTATAGTAAAATCGAACCTTTTATAATTCCAAAAGGACAAAACAGAATATTAGTATTAAGTGATATTCACTTCCCTTATCAAGACAACGAGGCGTTAGAATTAGCTTTACAATTTGGATTAGATAATAAAGCTAATTGCGTTTATCTTAATGGTGATATTTTAGACTTTTACCAATGTAGTAGATTTACTAAAGACAGACGTTTACGAGATATGGCTGGCGAACTTGAAATGGGTAGGGCGTTTTTAAAGAAAATAAAAGAGTTGTTCAATTGTCCTATTTACTATAAAATCGGTAACCACGAAAAAAGATATGAAGATTATTTAATGATTAAAGCACCCGAACTTTTAGGAATTGATGACTTTAAACTTGAACAACTTTTGCGTTTTCGTGAGTTTGGCGTTACTTTAGTAAAAGAAAAACAAATGTCTTTAGCTGGTAAACTACCAATTTTGCACGGACACGAATGGTTTGGTGGTTTTGCTCCACCAGTTAACCCAGCGAGAGGCTTGTTTTTAAAAGCAAAAGAAAGCGCATTAGTTGGACACCATCACAGAACGTCAGAGCATACCGAAAAAACTTTAGGCGGTAAAGTTGTAGCTTGTCATTCAACAGGTTGCTTATGTGGATTAGAGCCAGAATACGCTCCTTATAACAATTACAATCACGGATTTGCATTTGTACATATTTCAAAAAACGGAGATTATGAGGTGCAAAATATTAAGATTATTAACTATAAAATAGTTTAGTTATGACCATAGAAGAAATTAAAAAGAAAATGGAGCGACAATTAGCTAAAGGTCAAAATTGCGAAAAGACTAATGATACTTATAGAAAGTTGCTAAAAGACGCAAAACACTACGAAAATCAGTTTAAACCAAAAGATTACCAAAAAACGTAATAAATAAATAAAAATATTCTTTTATATGTAATATATTTTAATTAAATTTGTATAAGCGAACAAAGGTTAATAGTAGCTTGAATCCAAACCAGTAACCTTGAGATAATATCAATACCCATTAAGCTCGTCTGTTAGGGATTCTTTTAATATAAATTTAATTAAATATGAATTACAAAAATGAAATTTGGAAGTCCGTAAAAGGATATGAAGGCTTATATGAAGTATCTAATTTAGGTAGGCTAAAAAAATTATCTTATACCTATAAATCTCCTTTTTTAGGAAAGGTAAGAGTAAATGAAAAAATAATAAAAGGAGCGACAAAAGATGGATATAAGCAAGCTTTATTATTTAAAAATGGAGATTCTAAATTTAAAATGATACACAGACTCGTTGCTATTGCTTTTTTAAAATATGATAAAGACAGAGTATTTGTAAATCATAAAAATTTAATAAAAAATGATAATAGAGCAGATAATTTAGAGTGGTCAACAACTCAAGAAAATATAATACACGCACATAAATTCGGTAATATTGTTATGCCTAAAGGGGATAATAATGTTAATATTAAAATAAGTGATAAAGACGCTAAATATATTAGAGAAAATAAAGAAAATAAAACACAAAAAGAATTATCTAAACAATTTAATATAAGTCAGTCTTTAGTAAGTAAAATTATAAATAATAAAAGAAGAATACGTAATATAGATTAATTCTAAATTACCACTACCTATTGCGCACACAAAACTAATACCTTAATTTTGATAAATTAAAAATAGAAAAAATGGAAACAAGAAAAATTAAAATCACATTAGCAACTGCCGAACGTTGGGTTAACGGAAACGATGCAGAATTAAAAGAATTAGCTTTAACAACATTCCCTGAACTTGGTAAAAAAGCATTGCCTAAAAGTTTTAGCGAAATCCACACAGATGGATGGTTTGTAAATGATGATGAAGATATTAAAAGTCATAATAATTGTCAAGATTTAAAAGGTTTTAGAAACATTTTCGCAACACGTGAACAAGCAGAGGCATCAATTGCACTTGCTCAACTTTCACAATTAATGAAAGTTTATAATGGCGATTGGGTTGCGGATTGGACAGATGAAACGGATAAGTTTGTTATTGAATTTTATGATAATAATATATATGCAACTAATTATATGAATACTCAAAAATTCCTCGCATTCAAAGACGCTGAAACAAGAGATTTATTCCTTGAAAACTTTAGAGATTTAATATTAACCGCTAAACCGCTACTTTAGAAAATTATGATTAACTCAATTGAAGAAATGATTGCTATTATACAAATTTACATACACCATCGTAAAGGTAAAGAAGTACAAATAAAAATCACAAGCGCAAGAGATATAATGCTTTTAACAAGAGCGCATTCAATTGCTTTAAATTGGCTAAATAATAACGGATTTAAACAGATAATATAATGGGAGCAAATAAAGAAATGTTTTTACGTATGCGTGAAGAAGATTTTAACCAACTTTCAGAAATGCAAAGAAGTATTTTTACTTATGTTGAGGTTAGAGAAGAAAACGAATACGAAAACAATAAAAACGATGCTAATTATCTGAAACTTTATAAGGAGCAGAAAAAAGCTAAAAAGAACTTACAAACTTATTTATTCAATAAAAGAAATAATTAAATTATGAAAACAGAAGAAAAATTAAATCTATACCAAAAATTACACAAAATTCAAAGTAAAGTTTTAGGACTTGGAAAAGACAAAGATAGTTTAAGTTATAAGTATGTGACTGGAACTAAAGTTTTAGACCACATTAAACCATTAATGAATGAATTAGGTTTACTTCTAAAACAAGAAATAGTTTCAATTGACAACGTTAGACAAGATTATCACACCTCGTTAAACTTAAACAAAGAAACTAATACTTGGAGCGGTAAACCAAAAAGCGAAATACTTACAAAAGTAATGATGCGCTTTACTTGGATTGATATTGAAAGCGGAGATAAAGACGAAAATATTTTCGGCGCTAATGGTCAAAACGATTGGGATAAAGGCGTAGGAAGTGCTTTAACATATGCTGAACGTTACTTCTTATTAAAATACTTTCACATCGCGACTGATGAAGACGATATTGATAATCCCGAACGCAAAGCAGAAGAGTTAAAAGAACAACAACAAGCAGAAGAGGCACAAAAAAAAGAAGTAGAACGCTTAACGCAAATCAATAAAGATTTGGTTAAATGCACAACAGAAGAAAGTCTAAGAGAAATGTATTTAGCCTTATCAAAAGAAGACCAAAATATATTTAGTAAATTAGTAACAGATTTAAAAACAAAATTAAACAATAAATAAAATGGAAGTATTAGGAAAAATAAAAGTAATAGGAGACTTACAACAAGTATCTGCATCTTTTGTAAAACGTGAATTAGTAGTCGTAACAGACGAACAATATCCACAACATATTATGATTGAATTTCCGCAAGACAAAGCGGATTTGCTAAACAATATTAAAGTAGGTCAAGATGTTAAGGTTTCAATTAATTTAGGAGGCAGAGAATGGGTTAATCCACAAGGAGAAACAAAATATTTTAATTCTATAAAAGGTTGGCGTATTGAAAAGCTAGAAAGTGAACAATCACAAACAATACCAGTTGCAACAGACTTTAATCCAAATTCAGAAGAGATTGAGCCGCCCTTTTAACAACCCAATGCTCCAACTATTAATAAAAACATTTGAACTTTATTAAAAAAAGTTTGGTATATTGGAATAATTGATTAACTTTGTAATTCAATATGGCTAGACACCTATTGAAAAGTAGGTGTTCCATTTTGAATTAAAACAGAAAGCAAACACCCTTAAGTAAAGAAAGTCTAGCCCTTTATTTAAGGGCTTTTTGTTTTATTAAAAAATTAAAAATTATGGCAAGACCAGAAAGAAACAACGTAGATTATTTTCCATTTATCTGTGAAGATGGAAACAAAATGTTTTATATTGAGGAGACATACGGAAATGATGGGTTTGCAACATTTGTAAAGTTATTACGCGAACTAGCAAAAACAAACTATCATTATTTAGATTTATCAAAACCTACTACGCAAATGTTTTTAAGTGCTAAATGTAAAATTAGCAAAGAAATACTTTTATCTATTATTAAAGATTTAGTTGATTTAGGTAAGTTTGATAAACTTCTTTGGGAAGAAAATTCTATAATATGGTGTCAAGATTTTATAGATAGTATTCAAGATGCTTATATTAAGAGAAAAAATAAATGTATTACTTATGATGGTTTATTACAACTATTAGTTAGTTTAGGGATACGTAAACCTATTAAAAGTAAACTTACTACTACCAATAATACACAAAGTATAGTAAAGGATACTAAAGAAGATAAAACTAAAGATATTCCTACCTTTTCTGAATTTTCTGAATATGCAAAAGAAAAAGAGCCAAGTGTTAATTTAAAGGCGTTGCAAAATAAATACGATGCATGGGTGGTTAATGATTGGAAAAATGGAAACGACAGACCTATAAAAAATTGGAAATCCGCATTACTTCAAACTTTGATTTATATTGAAAAAGACGTAGTAAAAGATAATAAACCTAAAATGGTGTACTAATGGATTATAGAGATTTTAACATAGATATAAGAAGTAGTAAAACATCGGGAGAGGTTCAAACTATTTGTCCACAATGTAGTCATACACGAAAAAAGAAAACCGACAAATGTTTGTCTGTTAATTTAGATAAGTCAAATTGGTTTTGTCATCATTGCGGTTGGAAAGGTGGATTGCTAAATAGAATTGAAAAGGTAGATTATATTTTGCCACAATGGAAAAATAAAACACAACTATCTGATGTAGTAGTTAAATATTTCGAAAGTGAAAGAAAAATAAATCAAAACACTTTAACAGATTTAAAAGTTACTTGTGGATTGGAATTTATGCCACAACTTGAAAAGGAAGTTGAAACAATACAATTTAATTACTTTCGAAATAACGAACTTGTAAATGTAAAATATAGGGGAGCAAAAAAATCATTCAAACTACATAAAGGCAGTGAATTAATATTTTACAATTTAGATGCGGTTAAAGACTTTAAAAAGTTGATTATTTGCGAGGGGGAAATTGATGCTTTAACTTTTTATCAATGCGGTTTTAAAAATGTTGTTTCGGTTCCAAACGGAGCAAACATAAACACAAATAACTTAATTTATTTAGATAATTGCATTGAATATTTAGAACATATTGAAACTTTTTATTTAGCAACAGACAACGATATTGCGGGGCGAAAATTAAGAATAGACCTTGCAGAACGTTTAGGAATTGAAAAGTGCAAATACATAGAATTTGAAGAGTATAAAGATGCAAATGATTTGTATAAATTTAAAGGACAAAGCGAAATAGTAAATGCTTTTAATAATGCTAAAAGTTTTCCTTTAGAGGGTGTTTTTACTATTGAGGACATTGATTTAGAGATAAATGATATGTACCAAAATGGATTAGATAATGGTGTAGAAACGGGAATGAGGGATTTTGATACAAAGTTAAGATTTGCAAAAGGATATATTACAACTATTACAGGAGTTCCTGGACATGGAAAGTCTGACTTTTTAGACCAAATTGCATTAAAACTAAATATTAAAAACGATTGGAAGTTTGCTTTTTATAGTCCAGAGAATAAACCAACACGCTTACATATTTCGAAACTTGCACGTAAATTAGTTGGTAAAAAATGGTTTGGAGAAAATCGTATAACTTTAGATGAACTAAATAATGTTAAAGACTATCTAAATAAAAAGTTTTGGTTTATTAAACCCGAAAAAGATTTTACATTAGAATCAATATTAAAACACGTAAAACAATTAAAAGCTACTAATGGAGTTGATGCATTTGTTATTGATGCGTGGAATAAATTAGAGCATAAATACGGACAAAGTGAAACTAAATACATTGGCGAAAGTTTAGATAAGTTGGCAACATTTTGTGAAGAGAATAACGTACATTGTTTTTTGGTTGCACACCCTACGAAAATATTAAAGAATAAAGAAACACAAATGTATGAAATACCAAATTTATACAACATTAGTGGTTCGGCAAACTTCTATAATAAAACAGATAATGGATTGACAATTTATAGAAACTATCAAACTGAAAAAACAGAGGTTTATATTCAAAAAGTAAAGTTTTCTCATTGGGGCGAAGTTGGAATGTGTGAGTTTAAATATCATTTAGAAAGTGGTCGATATTTAGAAAATGAAAACGAAGATATTTACAATTGGATTAGATTTAAAAATCAATTAGAAGAGAATAAGCAAAAAGAATTTGCACAAGAATTAAGTCCATTTAAACTTATTTCTTTAGATGAAGTTAAGGGAGTTTTTGACGATATGCCATACGACGATGAATCAGAAGTTCCTTTTTAACCCAACCATAAACCTATTACAAAATAGGCACGATAAAATAACTCAAAAGTTCATTGATGGAATTATTAGTTATTTATATTATGAAAAATACGAATACCATTACAACAAAGTAAAACATTTATTCGCTATTAACTTAAATTAAAAAATTATGAAAGCAAACAAAACACAACAAGTCTTAAACCATTTAATTAGTAAAGGCAAAATAGATACTTGGAAAGCTATTGAACTTTACGGAGCAACGAGATTAAGTGCTATTATTTTTAACCTACGAAATCGAGGTTTTAGAATTGATACGATTGATAAATGCGTATTAGACCGAAATTCAAACGTATGTAATTACGCTGAATATATTTTGATAAATGATGAAAATTTATTACCTTAGTCTATGAAAAATTTTGAAATAACTTTATCAGAATTAACAGAGTACATACAAGCTTATGACGATATTTCGTTAAACGATGGCGATGGGTTAAATCATTTACTACAAAAGATAAATACTTCTTTGTTTTATTTAGAAACTGAAAGAGCAAACTTTAAGAAAGCTTATGAAATGAAAGTATTTGATTTAACTACAAATAAAAAAATGACTGTTGCACGTGCTATAAATTTTGCAGAGGTTGATGTTCCCGAACTTTATTTGTTGCGTAGAATTATGGATAGTGGGTATAGAATTTCAGATGCTATACGTACAAATATAAGTTTTTTAAAATACGAACGTAATAACTCAAACTAACACAATACTTTTAATTATGGAATGGATTTCAATAAAAGACAAATTACCCAGTGAAGGTAAAAAGGTCAGATATAAAATGAGTAAAAGAGATACTTTGTTTGAAGAAATAATTGAGGATATTGGTTGGTTTGAAAATGGAAGTTTTTTAACTATTGATGAAAGAGGAATTTACCCTATAACACATTGGAAATATTTTTAATTATGAGTACACTTACAATAACAAATGAATGCAATATGGAGCTTATGAAAAGGTATCCTGACAATTATTTTGATTTAGCAATAGTTGACCCGCCTTATGGGATTGGTTTTGATGGAAACACAACCGTAAAAGGTAAAGCAGGGAAGGCAAATACTTTTTCAAACAAACAACACCACGTAAAAAAAGGATGGGATAACGAAAGACCTGATAAAGATTATTTTATTGAACTTCAAAGAGTTTCTAAAAATCAAATAGTATGGGGCGGAAATTATTTTGCTGATTTATTAGAAGCTAAAAAAGGATGGATTTTCTGGGATAAAAAAATAACAAACGCAAATAACACAAACTATTCAGATGGAGAGTTGGCTTGGACTTCTTTTGATTGTGTATTAAGAAGATTTACTTATGATTGGATAGGATTTGGATATTTAAATAATCCACAAAAAGAAAAGAAAACACACCCAACGCAAAAACCCGTTCAGCTTTATTCTTGGTTGCTTAAAACATACGCAAAACAAGGCGACAAAATACTCGACACTCATTTAGGTAGTGGAAGTATTGCAATAGCTTGCCACGATTACGGATTTGATTTAACTGCTTGTGAACTTGACAAAGAATATTTTGACAAAGCAATGGAACGAATTAACAACCACGTAGCACAACAAAAACTATTCTAACTATGCCTAAATGCCAATACCATAAAACTAAATTCGAGGCTAAATACTTCAATCAAAAGTTTTGTTTATCTGACGATGAATGTATAAAAGCATTTAATGAAAGTGTTAAACTTACAAAAGAAAAGCAAAAAGCAAAGCAATGGCAAAAAGAAAAAAAAGAGATTAAGGAAAAGTTAAAAACAAAGTCAAGTTATGAGGCCGACTTACAAAAAGAAATAAACCAAATAATTAAATATATTGATATGTATGTTAATTGTATTTCAAGTAATAGGCCATTGGCCGAAAGCAGAAATAGTGGCCATATATTTTCCGTAGGCTCAAATCCAACACTGCGATTTAATTTACACAATATCTATAATCAAAGTATTTCAGACAATAAAGATAAAGGTGGCCAACCCTTAGAAGCAATGGAAGGAATAAAAAATATGTATGGCCAAGAACAATATGATTATGTTTTAGGCCTAAAAAAACAATATAAATACATTGGCCTATCTATTGACGAACTAAAAGAAAAAATAACAATTGCAAGGTCAATAGTCAAACATTTAAAGTTAGAGAATAAAACCTATAATTCAGTACAAAGAATTGATTTAAGACGTAAATTTAATAAAATGATAGGAATATACAACTAATGGCAAAACAATATCTTTTACCAATGGAAACAAAACTAAAACTAATTAAAATTGATAAAGCAACATTTGAAGAAAGTTTTGAAATTGTCACATTCCACGAATACCAAACACTAAAAAGAAACAAAAATTATTATTATAAAGCGGTGCAGATATGAAAGAGTTTAAACAAAAGAAAATATTATATTGTACTGATTTTTTAAAAAGTATGATAGTTCTAATACCAAAAAGAAAACAAAAAGGTTATTTAAAAGCACCTTTTGGAGGAACACACGCAAATGATTTATATTGGAATTTTTTAAGTTTAGACGGACAACAATATATAAATAATTGTTGTGATATAGATGGTTATTTAGAAATAACATTAAACATATTTGATAATAACAATCAGGATGAGGAATATAAAAAAGCTATAAAACAAATATTAAAAGACTTGATAAAAGTATTTAATCATTGTGATTCATTTGAAAAAATAAATAATAGAAATGAAATTTTTGACATTATACTTAACAAATAGTTATTTAAACACATTCTAAATTACATCAAAAGTTTGGTAGTATTAAAATTATTACTATCTTTACATCATAATAATAAACAAATAGGAATTATGGAATTTAAAGTACAGGTTTCAGAAATAAACGATGAAAATTTAAAAAAACTAAGAGAGGTAAGTTTAAAAATATTGCGTGACAGCATAAAAAATGGAATACCAAAAGATAAAATAAAGTTGTCTAAAATATTTTTAGATAATAATTATGAAATAGAGCTTGTGGTAAATGAATTATACGATAGAATGTTTAATAAATACTATAATAATAATGATAGTATTTTCCAAAAATGGCAATGGATAGACACGAGTTGGCTTCCTAAAAACGGAACAAAAGATAAATTAAGAGAGTTGGTTGAATTAGAAAAAAATATAAAAACAGGATATTCTTGTTCTAAAATAAGAGGTTCACATAACGTTAATTATTGTAGCAGTTAAGGAAAAGTACGCCTTATGCTTCGATTAAAAACCCAAACTTAAAAGTACAAAACAGTAAATAAATTAATAACCGAAACCTTAATTGCTACAATATATTGTTGTAGGTAGGTTTTTTAAATCACTAATTATGAGATACACAAATGAAGAACGATTAAGGCTAATAAAAGGCTATTGTGAAAGAACAAACAAAAGCATTGAAAATGTTTCAAGATTATTCACAGAAGAAAAATTGATTGAAAAATATGGTTCTGGTGGCGAATCTTATTTAGTTGAAAATCCTGATTGTACAGACGAAAGAGGAAATTTTATAAAAACTAGAAAAAAGAATACGCATTTAACGCCAAAAAAGAAAAAACGTAAAAAATAACACCTGCGTAACTTTGGCTACAAAGTTGAGCAAACTTACCTACAACTACATAATTTTTTATAAGTAATAAATAATAAAATAAATCTATGTACTCAACCCTATTCAACCAAACACTCCACAATAACTACAAATTAGCGCAAATTTTAAACGTTTCTATAACACAAGTAATTCAGTATAGAAAAACAAAAACAATCAATTACGAGCGTTTATTTGAGTTTATGCAAAAATTAGAAATAAAAGAGTTTGAATTTGATAATGGTAAAATTAAAATAAATGTGAAGATATGAAAGAAAATTGGACAAGTAATAGCTTAAAACCTACTGAAGGAGATATTTTGATAATATGCTCTAATTATTTTGAAGAAAATTTAGTTGAAGTTTTTAATTATCCATTAGAGGATTTGAGACATAAACACTCAACCGACGTAGGTTATTGGAAAATTAAAAACGAAATCGAAAAGTTATGACAAAGGAAAATACACCGATGCAAGAGTTGATTGAAGCAATGAATGAAAGTCCTTTAATGTTTCATTCAGCATTATCACTAATTTCAATATTAAAAAGCGTCGAAAAAGAAAAGCAAGTTGTTGAGGATGCTTGGTATAGCGGAGCAATTGATACTAATGCGGCACATATGGATTTAGCACAAGACTACTACAACCAAAAATTTAAACAATGAAAAAATTAATTTCAACAACAGATTTTGTAATTGCTAATTCAGATGAAAACAGCATAGAATATAAACACGCCAAAACATTAAAGTCAAAACCTGAAAAATGTATGTTTGTTCCGACGGATGAAAACGGGAATGTTTTGGAAGAGCCAACAAGATATTCAAATGATGAATATGATACGATAGAGATTCAAGAATACCAAACCGCACTATCTAAAGTATGGTTTAAGGGGTTTGAGGTAAAAGATAATTTTGATACAAAACCAACTGATGTAAAACACATAACAAACGGCATAGTTAGTATATTTTGGTATAATTCGGTACAGGAGTGGTATTTATCAAGAGGCATACAAACCATCGAAGACCTAATCCCCTACAACCTCGAAATAACAGAAAACTTTGGAAAAAACTTGCAGTTGTAAATTATTTTTGTAATTTTGTTGTTATGGCAAGACCAAGTGAATATAATTTTGAACTTTGTCAGGATATATGTTTTGAAGTAGCAAACGGATTTAATATTAAAACTGTTTTAGCATCGAAACAAGAATATCCTGATTTTTCTACGTGGTGTAGATGGAGAAGAGAAAATGATGAATTACACAACCTGTATATAAAGAGTATTCAAGACAAAGCAGAAAGTGTTGATGAAGAGATTGACCACATAATGGATGGTTTAAAACACGGAACATACGAGCCAAGTGTTGCAAACGTACTTATACAAACTTTAAAATGGAAAGCGGCTAAATACTATCCTAAAATGTTTGGAGATAAAACCGATATTACAAGCGGTGGAGAAAAAATTAATAATGTTGCCCCACAAATAAAAGTAACTATTGTCAAACCTACTGATGACGATGAAGAATGAGATTGAGTTTTTATCAACAAAGGTTTTTTTAGATACTTGGGAGGCTACTCAAAGCGGTTTATATAAACTTATTGAACAAAAAGGGAGTTCAAGAAGTTCAAAGACTTGGAGTGATTTTCAAGTTTTATTTTTGGATTTATATGAAAACCCAATGACTACTTGCACAATTTTAAGAGATACTCAAAAAAGTTGTAGAGAAATTATAGAGGTTGATTGGGTTAAATGGCTAAGCGACCCAATGAGCAGAAAAAAAGAACTTGAAAAGAAACTTATTTCAGTTCAGCAATTTGATGAGTATATTAAAAAAGAATCGCTTTTAAAATACTTTTTAAGAAATAAAACTAATCATACTTGGACTTTTCTACACAATAACTCTTTTATTCGATTTACTGGATTAGATGATGAAGATGATGCGATGGGTATGACTCAAGATATTTGCTGGATAAACGAGCCTTATAATTTTAGCCACGAAGTTTATAAACAACTTAGTCAAAGAACATCGAAATATATCATTTTCGACTGGAATCCAAAACAAAATCATTGGATTGATATTGAGCGTAAAAAAGATAATACAATTACATTACATTCGACTTATAAAGATAATGCCTTTTGTCCAGCAGAAAGTAAAAAACAAATTGAAAGCTATCAACCAGTAGAACAATGCGAATTAGTATTACAAAATAAACTATCATTAAACGAGGCTTATAATTATAATATTGATACTAATATTTTAAACTTTAGTAAAAAAGAATTAAAAGAACTTTCAAGATGTTTGTATAATGAGTTGACAGATAGTGCAAGTTTATACCATTGGTTGGTATTTGGTAAAGGCGAGAAGTCAGAAAAACCAAATAGAATATTCCGTAATTGGCAACAAATGGAAGATAAAGCGTTTTATGATTTACCTTATCAAAGCTACTATGCAACCGATTTTGGACTTTCAGCACCGACTGCTAATATTGAGTTTAAATTTGATGGAGATAAAACATTCTTTTTTCATCAAAGATTATATAAACCAATGAATCAAATGGAAAGCACTTTGTCTGATGAATTTGAGAAGTTACAAACAATAAAGCAAAAAGAAAACATTTGTGATAGTGGCAATGAATTAAACAAAGCAGAGGGTACAAAGCTACGTAATAGCGGTTACAATGTAATTTTTGCGCAAAAAGGGCATGGAAGTATAAACGCTGGAATTGAAACGCTACAAAAGTGTAATGTTTATTATACAAAAAGTTCTATTGATTTGGAAAATGAGTATGAAAATTACTCTTGGAAAATGTATCAAGGTATTCAAATGGATGTACCAGAGGACAACCAAAACGACCACGCCTTAGATTGTTGCAGAATGGGTGTAAGTTGGTATGTTAAAACAAGAGGACTTTCAATATAAATTAGTATATTTGTTTAACTTAAAAATTAAGATTATGAAAGAAAGCGAAAAGATTTATAAAATAATAGAAGCAAAAGGTGTAAAATTTGCCGTTTGTATAAATGATAACAAAAAAAATTAGGATTATGGACTTAAATTTTTACATAGGAGAATACAAAAACTTTAAAGAAGAGTATAAAAAAGAAATTGTGCAAATGCATTGTAAAAATGAACAAGGTTTATTATATAATTCATATCAATTGTTTTACCAATATCTACAAATGTATTACCATAAACCACCAAAAGAAGTGATTGAATATTTTGAATTGAAATGCATTGAAACTATAATTTTATAAAATAATCAATAATTTATATACAATCTAAATAAATATTATTATATTTGTAGCAATTAATTGATGTGAAGATACATCAAACTATTACAAATGAACGTAAACACAACTAATTTTAAAACAATAGCTTTACTTGACTAACGTTGGGTAAGGCTTTTTTGCTATGGTAGAAAAGTCAATTAAATTATTTGGTAGAACTATATTTCAAGTAGAACGCAATCGTGCTGGTGAGTTTTCGTATCAGTTTTTAGATGGTGGTAATGATTTTATTAATAGTGATAAATACTTAGCAATGTCTTTGGACAATCCAGTATTAATGACTATTTGTGCTATTCGTTCCGCTTTATATTCTCAAATGGAAATAAAGCACGTTGATAGTAATGGTAAAGTAATTGAAAACTCGCCTTATATTAAGTTATTACAACAACCAAACTATTTTCAAAGTCAAAACGATTGGTTATTTCAGCAAATGTGGTTTTTATCAACTTCTGGAACTAATTTTATATTAGAGCGTAAAGCATTTTTAAACGATGTTCCTAAAGCAATATTTAATCTTATTCCAAGTGAAATTGATTTAAACAAAGCGCATAAATTAGATAAATTTATAGTTACTGATAAAGATAAAAAATCATTTGGAGATAGAACTATTAAATACACACTTGATTCAACGCAATATGATTTAAAATTAAACGAGTTAATCCCATTATACGATTTATCTAATGGATTAACTAATAATTCATTTTTTACAAGTGAAAGCCGAGTAAAAGGAGTTTGCAAAGTATTACAGAATATTGATGAAAATTTAAGGTCAAAGAATAAAAACCTTAAAATGTCGCAAAAGTATTTAGCAAAAAATTCCAGTGATGGAAACGAGGCGCAAATATTAGAAAATGATAGAAAAGATATTTATTCAAAGTTAGAAGTAAATTCAACTATTATAACAAATAGAAATATCGATGTTAAGCATTTAGTATCTGATATGAAAAAATTGTTTTTAGATGAGCAATTTGCTGATGATGCTAATAAAGTTTTACTTGCTTTTGAAATGAGTAAAAACGTTCTTAATTATTTCGCAAAGGATAGCACGTTTGAAAATCAAAATCAAGGATTAATTAGTTACGTTCAAAACTCAATACAAACAACTGCTAAAAATACAATGAATAGTTTAAGTAGTCAGTGGGGATTGTTTGAACGTGGCGAAAAGTTAATAGCAAGTTACGACCATTTAGCTTGTATGCAAAGTGTTGTAGTTGATAAAATAAACAACTTCAAAGCTATGCAAGAGGCTATAAAATTAGCAATTGAGAATGGTACTTTAGACAATGCAACCGCTAAAAAAATGAGTGATGAATTTAAAATTAAGTTAGGGTTATGAGTAAAGTATTAAACACGCAAACACCATCAAAAATTAAAAAAATGATGGATGATATAGATGATAAAAATAGTAGTTTATATAAAAGCTTAAGCGAAAAACATAAAATATTACTAACTGATAAAGTTGTAAAGAAATGATAAAAGTATTAGAGTTTCCGAATAAGGAGTTTCAAACAAAAGAGGATTTATTTAAAGCATTAATTGAAAATAAAAAAGAATTAGTTTCTTTAAAGAAATCAGTAGTTAAAAATGCTGATGCGGTATCTTTTGGCTATTTAGATACGTCGGTTAAAATCGATACTAATAAAGAAGACGTTCAAACTCAGTTACAAAATCCCGAAACTTTGAATGTGAAAGTTGTAATCAATACAACAAACTTTTTAGATAGTCATAACGATTTTCACGCTAATGGAATTTGGAATAAATCTGTAAAAGATAATGTTACATTTTTACACTTACAAGAACACGACCGAAGTTTTGATAAAGTAATTACTGATACCGCTAAAGGATATGTTCAGTCAATGACTTGGAAAAAATTAGGTTTACCATACGAGGGTAAAACTGAGGCGTTAATATTTGAAAGTACAATTGAAAAGAAACGTAACGAGTTTATGTTAAATCAATACGCTAATGGTTGGGTTAAAAATCATTCAGTTGGTATGCGTTACGTTCAAATGGAATTAGCAATAAACACCGAAGCGGAATATGACAAAGAATATAAAGCGTTATGGGATGAGTACTATCCATTAATTGCAAACAAAGAAGTAGCTGATGAACGTGGTTACTTTTGGGTAGTAAAAGAAGCAAAGATAATTGAGGGTAGTGCGGTTGTAATGGGTAGTAACTCGGCAACACCTACATTAGAAAATAAAGATTTTGAAGCCGTTTTAGATGACACTTCAAAAAACGAGCCGTCAAACGACACTCAAAGAACCGAAATGTTAAAAGAATTATTAAACAAATTTTAAAAAAAATGACACAAGAAGAAATCATTAAAGCGTTGGGTGATAAAATCGACGCAATGAAAAACGAAAGCGTTTCTAAAGCGGAATTAATCGAAGTACTTTCTGCGGTTAAAGAATTAGAAACAAAAGGAGCAGAGGTTGCAACATTAAAAGAAAATGTTGAACAATTAGCTTTGCAAGTATTAGAACTTGAAACAAAAGGGGTTCCATCAAACACACCAGAGAATTTAACTTCATTATTAGCCGAAAAAGCAGAGGAGTTAAAAGCTATGAAAGAAAAAAGCGGTGCAAGTGTTCAAATTCAATTGAAAGCAGCTGGAACAATGGCGCTTTCAACAAACACAACTGGTCAAATCCCACAAGCTGAAAGAGAGGCTGGTATTACAAGAATTGTAAGACGTAACCCTTTTATTTTAGAATTGGTTAATGTTGGACAAATTATGTCTAATGTTTGGGAATGGGTTGAGCAGAAAAATGCTGATGGTGGCGCTGCAATGACAGCTGAGGGTGCTGCTAAATCTCAAGCTGATTTTGATTTAGTAGTAGCAAGTGCAAACGTTAAAAAAGTAACTGCTTACATCAAAGTAACTAAAGAAATGCTTGATGACGTTGCTTTAATGCGTTCTGAAATTGACCAAGAATTAACAGAGTTAATTAACTTGAAAATTGATGACCAATTATTAAATGGTTCAGGTTTAACAACTAACTTGACTGGTATTACTACAAATGCTACTGCTTGGGCTGCTGGTGCTTTTGCTTTGTCTATTCCTACGCCTACTAAATGGGATGTATTAAGAACTGCTTTAAATCAAGTTAGAGTTAATTTGTTTGAGCCTAACTATATTGTTATGCATCCAACAGATGTTACGTCTATGGAATTATCAAAAGATAGTACTGGTCAATACATTATGCCACCATTTGCTGCTTTAGATGGCACAATTGTAAGCGGTGTAAGAGTTGTTGCAAACACTGGTGTTACTATTGATAAATTCTTAGTTGGAGATTTCTCTAAAGCTGGTGTAAGATTTAAAGAAGGATTGACAATAAATGTAGGTTACGAAAATGACGATTTCACTAAAAACTTAGTAACTATCTTAGCTGAGGCGAGATTGGTACAAAGAGTAAAATCTAATCATTACGGAGCGTTTGTTTATGGTGATTTTAGCGATGCTATTACTGCATTAACTAAAGCGTAATTATGGGACACTATTTAGATACGACAACAGAGGTTACCTATAATGGTAAAACTACAAGAGTAGCTAAAGAAGATGCTCACTTGTACGTAGATAAAAAAGTAAAAAAAGAAGTTAAACCAAAAGACAAAGAGTAATGCCTAATATAGTATCAATAACACAATTTAAGAAAGCAAACGAGTTAAACATTCCTTTGGCGGTTGCAGTTCCAAACTCAAATCCGAGTACTGCAACACCATCAAACGAGGCTTATTTAACAAATTTGATTATTAGAGAGGAAAAAACGATACTATTAAACGCATTGGGTTTAGCAACTTATAATACATTACAATTGGCGTTAGCGGATATTAACAATCCGCTATATGCCTCTTATAAAAAGTTAGTACAAGGTGATACTTACGATGGTAAAGTTTGGAATGGTTTAAATAACGATTACTCGTTACTGCTTTACAGAATTTATGAGGTATTTGTAACTGAAACTAACACACGATTATCAGCAATAGGAACAACAAAAGTTAATCCACAAGGTGCGGAGCAAATGACACCTATTTATAAAATTGCAAATGCTAATCAAAACTTTCTAAAACAATATCAAGGCGGTTATTTATTCGAGCCTATTGTTTACGAAAACTTTGTTGATTGGTACGGACAAAGCGATGATGTAGAAGTAAGTTTATATAAATATTTACTTGACAAACAAGCGGATTTTGTCGATTTTAAAATAGAAGATTTTAAAGTGTTTTGTGAGAGTAAAAATAGTTTTGGTATATGATAGTTTTTGAAGAGCAGTTAGCAAGGATAGTAGATGTTTTACCACCTTTTATTGGTGAGGATTTAGTAGAATTTCCAATTAATTATAATTGGGGAACTATTGAGGATTTAAACAAATATTTATCATTACCTACTGATGTTTCAAAATATCCTTTGATTTGGTTAGCCAACGGACAAGACACACACGATTTGAGAGAGCCAAGTGTAAAGCGTAACGCAAGAATTATAATTGCAACACGTAGCTTGAATGTTGATGAATTAAATCCATACCAATATCAAAACGATTTTAAGGTAATTTTACAACCTATTGTGGATAATTTATTATTAGCTTTAAAAGTAGGCGGAATTAGTCGATATGATGATATGATAATAAAAAGTGAGCGTTTTCCAAATTACGCAAAATTAGATACTACAAATCAAATTGATGTATGGAATGCAATAGCTTTAGATATAGATATTACATTTAGCGGAGTTAGTTCTTGCTTACAAACAATAAATTTTAATTAAATAAAAAAATAAAAAACTATGGCAGTTTTAATAAATCAAAAAGATTGTCTTACTACACGTAAGAATTTAGGTTTACCTGATTGTATTATACAAGAGGGTAGATTAAGCGGAAAAATACTTGTTCCTAAAGGATGGAGTATTAATTTATCAACTGATACGTTTGATAAAGATTATGTAGATGAGCAAATACAATTAGGTAATTTTGTACCGATTTTAGGAGCAGTTGAAGTAACAAACAATACACCTGAGGCAACAACAGAAGAGTATCAAGGCGGTATTATGTCAGTAGTTCGTAATGGATTACCACAATACACTTTCAAATACTTAAAAGGCGGATGGAAGTTTGCAAATGCTTTGTACACTTACAATAGCCAACAAGCATTCGATGTGTTATTTGTGTTTACTACTGGTGCAATTGCTGGAGCAACTAACGGAACTACTTTTAGTGGTTTTGATTTAGGTATGTTAAATAGTGGTACGTATATGTTTACTGATGGTAATACGTCAGCAAGTGTATCAACTACTATTCAATTAATCAACGAAACACAATTCAATAGAGACGTTGCTTTGTTAGATAGAAGTTCATTAGATTTTGATATCAATACCGATGTAAATCCTATTACAGATATTTATATGACTGGTAGAGCAGACGTATCAGATGCAAAAGTATATTTCAAAGCTACATTTGATATGAATAGAGCAACTAATTTACTTGGTATTGCCATTGCTAATTTAAGATGCACTATTAACGGAACACCTGAAACTATTACGGCTTTATCATTATCTTACAATTCAGTAACAGAGGAATGGAGTTTTACACCAACAACAACACTAACAACTTCTCAAAGTGTAGTAGTTCAGTTGTATGATAGTGTTAATTCAGTAGCTTGTGCAAAAATAGGCACAAGATTTTACAAAGGAGTTACGCCAGCGATTACGCCAGTAGCGTAAAAAGTTTTAATAAAACGTATTTATAACAAATAATTCATTATATTTGCAATAGGTAAAGTTATAAAACAAGGATGAAAGGCAATCAATTAATTTTGGTTGCCTTTTATTTATTAAAAACAATATTATGGATATATTCGGAAAACACATTTTTGGAAGTGATGCGGAGCAATTTATTGATTTATGCTTTGAGGAGCAAGTTAAATGGATTGAAAAGCACACAAACCAAAGAGATAAAGAGCAAATAAAGCTATTACTTACAAATTTAGTAATAGGCAAAGACGAGTGTTTAGATTGTAAAAAAGAGCGTGAAAACTATGGCAATATCAGTAAAACAATACCAACAGAGGTTGCAACCGATACTCAATCAATCGACAATGCAGAACTTAGTCAAGGAAATAATACTAAGCGACCAAGAGCGACTAAAAGAGCAAAAAATTGATGAGTTTGAGCAAGGTTTAAGACCTGATGGAAGTAGAATAGGTCGTTATCGTGATGAGAATTATAGACAAATAAAATTAGCACAAAACCCTAAAGCCGATGGTTATGTAGATTTACTTTATACTTATAGAACTGCGAGAAGTTTATTTGTAAGAACATTTAGAGAGGGTTACTTATTTAATTGGAATGATGAACATAATTTAGTTGGGCGTTACGGATTAGATATTTTAGGAATAAACCAAGATTGGTTCTATAAAAGACAAAAAGATATTTATAGATTAACATTGACTTATAAAATAAAAAAACAATATAAAATTGCCTAAATACAACAACATATCAAACATCCCAGCTAAAACATTCTTTGAAATATTAAAGTCAAAGGATTACTTATTGTTGCAACCTACTAAAATAGAAAAAATATTATTATTTATCTGTAATTTATTACGCATAAAATATAATAGATTAGAACGTATTTTTATTAGTATCTATGATGATTTTTTTATTAAATCCGATAATCACGAGGCTAAAAGGTATTTAGAATTAATCAACGATATTTCATTTTACAAATATAAAATAGCAACGTTAAAGCAATCAATACATTTTTATTTTTATAATAAAACAACAGAGCAAATGCGGTTAGATTTTATTGATGCAATGAAAAAAGGTTATGCAATAGAAATTAACAAAGATGCTCCATTTATTGAAGAGGTTCAAAGAGTATTGACCATTGAAATAGGAATTATAAACAATGACTTAAACTTTGCGCAAATTGAATTTGATGAAATGATAAACAAATCTAAAGGCAAAGATTTTGATTATTATGATAGTATTGGCGCACTGAGTAACGTATTAATTAATAATTCACTATTAAAAGAGGATATGACTTTAGCGGTTTATGTTACATTAGAAAAGCAAGCACAAAGAATTGTAGAACAAAATAAAAAGAAAAAATAATGGCAGAATTTATTGAATTTCTTTCGCCGAGCGCATTAAAAGACCTACAAACTGCAAACGCAGAACTTGTTACTATGATTAGCAACGTTGATAAAGTAGGTGCTAAAATGAAAGGCATTACTACACCAAGCGGTTCAGATAGTGCAGTTAAAAATATTAATGCAAAGCTTATTCAACAAGAAAAGCTTTACACTGATTTACAGATAAAGTTGGAGCGTTACGCACAAGCACAAACACAAAGTGCAATTAAAACTAATCAATTAGAGGCGTCAACTATTCGTTTGAATAAAGCTAAAGAATTATCTGTTAAGCAACTAGAAAGAGAACAAGCAAAATTAGAGGCTAATACTAACATTTATAACAAAGTACAAGCTAAACTAAATGCGTTGTCAAATGAGTATAAAAACTTAGCAACTAAAAAAGAATTAAGCGGTAAATTAACCGATGCAGAGGCAAAAAGATACGATTATTTAAGCGGTAGAATTACAAAATACGATAATACTTTAAAAGCGGTTGATGCCTCAATGGGTAAATATCAACGTAATGTAGGTAATTATGCAAGTGGATTTAATCCTTTAAATAATTCAATTAACCAGTTAACACGTGAAATGCCAGCATTTGTAAATAGCGTACAGACTGGTTTTATGGCTATTTCTAATAACTTACCTATTTTCTTTGATGCGATGCAAGGAATAATTGCACAAAACAAAGTATTGCAAGCACAAGGACAACCAACAACAAGCGTTTTAAAACAATTAGCTGGAAGTTTTTTGTCTGTAGGTACTGCATTAAGTGTTGGAGTTACTTTATTAACGGTCTTTGGCGATGAAATTGTAGATGCTATTTTCAATACAAAGGCGAAACAAAAAGCAGATGAAGAGGCACAAAAAGCAATAGAAGAAAAAAATCAAGCTGAAAAGGATTATATCGAAACAATGAAAAAAGCTGGTAGTGATGAGATTTCACGCAGTCAAATATTGTTTGAAAATGCTA